GTGTAGGCCCCCTGTAATTGCAGAGAATCATTGATTCCGGGATAGGTTATAGCATCAACTATGCGGCTACTATCTATAGGATCAATTTGTACTACCCCTGGTTCAAGTTGATAGTCGGTGCGAGTTTTTGTGGGTTCGGTCACATACCGGTCATTGGCATTGACTCCGGGGCCAACTCTTCGACCAATGAAACCTTGTGTTTGGGTGTATTGAGGATTTTGAATCAACTGATCCAGTGTAGCCGACAGAAATTGTTTGTTGACTGGAGTCTGGAATATCTCTGGCAGAAAATCTATACTGCGTAGTTGCTTCATTAAATTACTCCACTGCCAGGAGCAGTCTGTAGATTAGTGCTGGTCAAGGCTGTGATCACTTCGATGTCATTGACTGTGGCCCCGTTGACAAAAATTTGATTAGGTGCAGATCTAATTTCATACAGGTCACCAAAACTTTTTTGTGTATCCAACGGCACCAGAACCACACTGCTTACAACGTTGCCGATGTTTTGATGTATGTAGGCGGCCAGTTCACTGAAATAAAATGTATCTCCAAAGTCCCAATTGGCAAGATCAAAATAAGAGTTTATGCTGGCTGTCACTAGATTCTTAATTGTGCTGACACTGGCTGTGCTGTTGTTAGCACGGATTACCTTGATAGTGGCACGCAGAGCTGAATCTGCCTTTTGCCCAAACAGGGGCTGGAAGTCTACACTATTAAGGATCATATTGTCAGATATCATCTTGTAATTTTGTAAACCTTGATAGGCAGTATTCAATTCATCTATGGTAGGAACTGTGGGCTCAGTTACTGTGCCTGTGGTATCCTGCAACCAATTGATATAGGCTGTATAGTATGCATTGGTGACTATGTACAAGTCAATAATATTGCTGGATCCTGGATCAATTCTACTGGTCAATGGACTGTTGTGTCTATACTGAAAATATAAGTTTTGTCTGCCTACCTTGGCAAGATATAGATCAGTCAGTGTTAATTGTCGGTTGCCCAACTGATCAACTGTCAAAAGATAAAATACCTGATTGGCGCCTTGGGCATTTGTTTCTTGGTAGGCATAAAATACTTGCCCTTCTAAATATTGACTCTGAACCACTTGTATGTCGGCCAAGGTAGCATAGTCACTATTGACTGTGCCTGAGGCCACTAAAAGATAACGTTGTAAATTATCAAAGTCCACTGTGGCCTGGAAAAAAACATATTTTTGAGTAGGATCAACCAACGGTGCTACTATATCATTGAAAAAATCTGGATTAACTGGTGCTAGATCGCCACCGGATCTATCAAAACTGACCACAACTTGAAAGTCATCAACTAACCCATCACTGAGTACCGGTTGATCAATAATAGTCAATATATTGTCAGACCCCATTGGAACTGACACATCTGGTTGACTGTTGACTTTGAGTATGTTGATATAATCACGTATCACTGTGCCGGTTCTGCTGTCATAGATAGGGTCACTGGTGTAAAAGAAAAATCTAGTTTGCAACACGCTACCAAAGTAATATTCCAGGTTTCTTGAAATCACTGTGTAAGCTGACCCATTAAATGTGGCTTGAATTAACCATGATGCGTCGGTATTGTTTCCATTGTTGTTTTGTGCAGGTCCTGGATTCGTCTGACTCCAGTCTGCATCTACGTCAAGGTTGCTGGAGGTGATCAAGTACCAAGTGTCAGTGAGATTGTTATAACCTATACCAAAATTTTGATTCAGGGCAATTTGTTCGACCACACTCTGTTGTAAACTGGTTGGAATATCTGTGGTAAACGCTGGAATCACCTGTACCGGAATAGCACCAGTGGGTACAAAATTGTTTAGCACCACTGGTCCAACTCCAGATGGCAAATTACCAAGACCTTGTGCGGTTCCGCTGAGATACACTGCTGTAGGGCTGGCCCAGATAGTGAGTTTTTCATCTGGATCAGTAGGTACACCCACTGCCAAACGATTGTCAGCAGTGAAATAATATCCTGATGGTGCAGCAAACTGAACCAGGCTGCCTTCTGTAATATATCTGCCATTATTGCTGGTGTACGGTCCAATGGCCACTGGATTGCCAGCAGCATTTTTAAAATAGCCAGTAGTTTCATTGGTAATAACTGTGCTGAGATTCCAGGTATAATTTAATACTGAAATATTGGGCCTTGGAAAATTAGCATAGTAAAATTGTTGTAGGCCGGCGCTGCGAGCCAACGGTGCAATCTGATCAATTACTGCGTCAGAAATATCGTTGGCTGTGAGCCAACTGAATTGGAAACTTTTTAAATCAGTACTTTCATACAAGGCCCCATCACTGGCAAAAATATTAGTGCTAGAATATTTGCCTGTGCCGTCGACCAGATCGAGATAGCGGCTGGTTCCAATGCTGGCACGATTGACAGCTGAGCTTTTGAGAATGCTGTTGTACTGTGTGAATGGGAAGTTGGTGTAGTCTTCTCCGTTGACCATGCGATTCTGTGTGTAATACTGTGCTGGTGCACGTTGTTTGATTTCTTGTATGGTTTCTCGAGCCTGTGCATTGGTCACTGGTTCAGTGATGCCGCAGGTAAAGGTAATGGTTTCAATTTGACCAGTGCGACTCACATAGCTGATAGGTACGCTGACACTTTGCATTTCCACAGGATTGATGATGTAGGTCAAACCGTTGCTGGCACGCACATAGGTACGGAATGTGCCCACTGGTATGGTGGCAAATATTCCATCACCAAAATTCAAAGTGATCTGGTCATTGGTCCTGCTGGTCACGCTGTAGATGTCTCTGGTGCCTGGGGCCAACTGCTCCACAGCAGCGGCATACACACTTTGTACCTGTTCCCAGAATCCGGCCACGTTGCCAAGATTGTCCAACTGATACAGCCAAATGTCGGTGTTGTTGATGCCTTCTATGTTGATCTGCACAGCACGATTGTCTATGCGTTCGGCCAGGTTAAAATCTTGATTTTGCAATACACCTTGTTTGAACAAGAAAAAGAATCCAGTGTTGTCACTGAGAAAACCTTGCTGATCATTACGAAACAACACATTGAATCGACCATCTGGCAAGGGCGGCGGCTCGTACACAAAATCTGCGCCGGCTGATGTGGCTGTGACCACTTCAAACGGCATGTTGACTGTGTCTACCGTGGCGGTGTAAGGTATCACTGGCAAGAAACCTGGTACCAGGTTAATAGTATATTCTTGTGTGTCTACACCTAAAATAGTTTGTCGATTGCCTGGGTTACCAAATTTTTGTGTGTTGACCAGGGCCGCATTGAGTATGGTAGTGAACTGCTCTTGCCAATTTAAATTGGTAGGATCAGCCCAGTTTACCGTGAGATTGGCTAGATTGATGCCGTTAAAATCAATGATATTTTCTGTGGTCGACACTGAAAATACTTTGAGATATCCTGAAGCTTCAGTGTTGCGCTTGGCTGTGTAACTGACTAAATTGGCTAAGCGTACTACAGAATCTCTGCGTTCTGCGGTATCTAAGTAATTTTCTCTAGTGTTGAGATCCGTACGGAATGCCAGACTCTGACCCATGAAGGCCATGACATCCAGCAAGGCAATAAATTCTGAACTTTCAATGTAGTCGTTGAATGTTTCTGGGTAATACAGGCGCAGATAATCCACAAAACTCTTGCGCAAAGTTTCAAAATCATAGCTTTGAAAGTCTGCTTCGCGATAGGTTTGATAGATTCTTTTCCAATCTTCAACACCAAAAATCGCAGTTTGTCTTGAGGTCGTAGCCATATGTGTTCCCAGTTCTAGTATTTATGGATCAAATAATCTGGGTAGTTAAACGTAACTGGCTGTGCGTTGTTGTAGATCAAAAAATAAACTGAATTGTTGTGCTGTAGTACTAGGCACCACGGCTAGTCCCAGTTGTATCAGTATGCCGTTTTCCTGCGGAAATGCCTGGACACCGCTGACAAAAAGTCTGGGATCTCCGGCGCACACCCGCTGTATTTCGCGATATATGGCTTCTTGTGTTTCGGTGGTTTGATTTTCGAACAGGTAGTTCCAAATCACAGTGCCGTAACCTGGACGACCTGGCAGTTCACCTTGTCGAATGTTGAAAGCATTGAGCAGATCAATCTTGATCAGATCAAAGTCCACGGCCGTGAACTTTTTGTTTTGACCTTGTGTGTTAAATCCAATAAATGTGGGCATGTTGTATTTACTTTCTGTGCTAAACTATGTTCACGGTGTTTCTGGCCTGTGCCAATATAGCGCCGGCTTGGCCTTGTAC